AACCAGGAGCGTCTATGGCCGTATCGTACGTTATTCCAGCCTATCTCTTTATGAGTGCTTTTGCTCATAAACAGCCGGCTTTCGGTATCTATCTTCGATTATCTGATCGAGTAAAAATGCTCAATCGGCTTTTCGATGCTGATCCCGAAGGAAATATGTCGATACACCGTAGATTCTTTCTGGTTAACAATATTGCCAAAGAAACACATTCAACATCGCTTATTAGTGGTTGGCGTTGTGGGACTGTAGGACCCGCAAGGATCCTAGTTGTTCCTCAGCTAACCGCTATGACGATGGTGAAGAATGCCTTTGATGCCGTCCTGCTGTTTAGGGACGAAATCGCTGGCGTGCGTTTCTTTGTCGAGGGTGATGAAGCGGGTGTCTTTAGCACCGAGCTTTACGCTCGTGGCCAACATTTACGGCCAAGTGGAGTAGACAATGGCATACACTAAGGTTACATCTACGTCGCAAACTTTTTATCTACGCACCAGAACGATGCCCCATGTCTTTAGCGATTTAAGTTCTAAGCTTTTTAAACTTGAACGCACAAGAACTGGGAACTATCTGCCTGGTTGGCGCAAGCTAATTAGTGAGCACCGTAATGCAACCACTGTGATGTCAGGTGTTTACGAGAGTTTTGCTTACTCTCGGATGTTAGCGACGGTTCTTAAGTTGCGTGACACAGGTGGGCCTGGTCCTGAGCATACCGACTACGTGTATTCTAACGGAGCCGCTGCTCAGATACGCTACCTTCCTGGCACGTTGCACACGAACCCCGATATCGTCACCACTGTTGCGCAGAGCCGGGCACGCCAATTAGCTTTCAAAAAGATACGTGATGCACAATTCTCCATGTCTGGAGGAACGTTCATCGGCGAACTTGGAGAGGCTATTCGCATGCTCCGTCACCCTGCAGAAGGCCTTCGGAAAGCATTGAAGTCTGATTATCTTGATAAACTTAAAACTATCAAGAAAAAGGACCCAAATCGCTGGAAGAAAGCTATCTCGCAGTCGTGGCTCGAGGGTTGCTTCGGCTGGAGGCCATTCATTAATGACCTTGAGGACGCTGTTAAGGCGTACAAAGAGGCTACTAATGTTGACCGAAACCAGTATCAGAAGATCCGCGCAGTTGGAAAAGACCAACTGGAGATCGATCTGATTACGGATGATAGGTTTAGTCTTGGTGGGCTTTTCCCCCATATGGGGTGGAAGCATACCTACGACGAAGCCTTTTGTATCATACGTAGCGAAGTAAAGCGCGAGTTGAATGTGACCGCTGCAGGTAGGGCTCGTATTTTCGGGCTAACACCTGAAGAGTTCGTACCTACTGCTTGGGAATTACTCCCGTGGTCCTTTCTCGTGGATTATTTCACCAATGTTGGTGATATCCTAGCTGCCGGTGCAACTGACACTAGTAGACTAGCTTGGATTGAGCAGTCTGTTGTTGCCATACGCAATATTGAAGCGTTGGTACAGCCGGATGTACTCACATGCAAGCAAATCAACGGTGCCAATTACATAGGTGCACTAGGGAATCCAGGCTCTTTTCTTTACAAAAGGAGAATCGTAACTCGCTCGGTCCCGTCCACGTTAAGTCTTCCCGACTTTACGTTGGAGCTTCCGGGTAGTCCAATCAAGCAGTTAAACTGTCTTGCTCTTTGGACACAGGCGAATTCGATGAATCCTCAAGATGCCCGTAAACTCAGGGGGCGAACATTTCGTTAGCCTTTGTTGAGAGAACGGGTCCAGAGGGCTTTTATTTTAGCTCTCTCCTTTCATTGGAGTTTTCTGATGGCTGTAACACTTACGTCCCCGATTACGGGGCTTGCGCAGACTGGTCTTACGTCACCCACCTATACGCATGTAGCTGATACGGCACCCGATAGTAATGGGCGCCAAGTAGCAGTTACGGCACTTGGTGGAACGCAGACCGGGGTTATCACACATAGTGTGGCAGCGCCTTTCACGTTAACGGTTGTCCGACCCAAGGTATTCAAATCCCTTGGAAAGGCCAATCCGGTGACGGGTCTGATCAGTAACGTACCGAAGAACGTGTACAAGTTTATCACCCGTAAGGGTGTCTCACCGCTCGCTGGTCAACCTTATTCAACAATGCTGATCACCACGATTATCGAGGTGCCAGCAGGTGCTGATTTGGCTGATGCAGCGAATGTGAGGGCGGCTTTGTCCGCTCACTTTGGTAGCCTTAGCCAGCAGTCTGCTGGTTTCGGCGATACCTCAGTAACGGGTATTATGTAAATAATGCCCCGTGGCCAATCCGCTACTTGTCATCACTGTCATCGGGGAAATCCTGAAGACAGCAGTCATGGCTCTACGTCGCTCAAAGTCTTCGTCCCGGCGAAAGCCGAAGACAAAGGTCAGAGTAACGAAGAAGTCATAACGGTTCTTTACGTTACTACTCTAAAGGTGCTACTATGCATAGTTCTGCTGGTGACCTC